GCTTTGTGCCTTGGCGTGTCTCTGTATTCCGATCAGTTCACTCTTGGAATATCCAAGTGGCTGCATCCGCTTTTTCTTTCTTGCCAGTGCATTACTCATTTGCTCTTCCATCTCCTCTCTACATCCTCAAAATGGCTAAATACAAGACTTTGAACATATTTTGATATATTTGTCCGTGCATATTTTTTAATTAGCATTTCCCCTGCTTCCATCATTCCTTGGAACCACTCATCTTCGTTATCAGCTTCATAAAACTGCTGCCGAAATTTATAATAGTCATTAAAAAACTGCCATTCTTCGGAACCTTTTTCAAATTTCTTACTTGCCATAATCATTCACCTTTTAATCAAATGGTGTGATGCCACATACTTCTCGGAAACCGTCTTTCTGTCGCATCCGTGCTTGAATCTGTTCAATGGTTTCGGTTCGCTCAATGAATCTCATGTGATCGCCGTCAAATTGGAGAACTTCTTTTAAATGTGTTCCCTGCCTTTGCTTTTCAATTTTCCATCCCTTATATTGACCATCCTCATCAAGATTCCATAACAAGATAATGTTTGATGCATCTTGCTCAACGTCTCCGGATTCTCTCAATTCTGCCATAGTTGGCTCTTTTGTTTCTCTCATCTCTGATATTCGATTAAGCTGAGACAGTACGATAATTGGCACATGCAGTTCCATAGCCAAGGCTTTGATAGCTTTTGAAATATCTCCGACCTCGGATGCACGGTTACCGAATCTTCGATCAGCCTTGATTAACTGCAAGTAGTCAATCACGATCACATCATATCTTTGGTGCCTGCATTCTGCCCGGATTTCACTTACCGACTTCGCGCCGGTTGAAATAGTGATGCTATACCCGGAAAGTGTTTCATTCGCCTTGTCGAATGCTTCTTTCTCCCCACCAAGAAAAGCCTTTGCCCGGCGAACCCTTGTCAGACCGATTTCAGACATTCGAGAAACGAAACGCTCATACACCTGTGATTCGTTCATTTCAAGGTTATAGTAGCCAATGTTATAATCCTTTTCTGCCATCTGCCCGATCATTTGCGTAACGATTGCAGACTTTCCAACACCCGGTCTTGCGCCAATTACAGTAACGTCTCCGCCTTCCAAGCCGCCAAGACAATCATCTGTTCGATAAAATCCAGTTTTTATCAATCCCTCGCCTACATGCTCATTGAAATAATTCCCTCTATTTTCTGCAACAATCTGTTTCATTGTTTTTGAACGAACAGTTTTGTTTTCTTGAATTTCTTCAAGTTTTGTGAGAACTTCGGCTATAGAGTTATCAATATCGCATGGTCTAAGGCTTACTTCTTGAAAAATTTTTTTTGTTTCTCTTGCTCGCCAATCTTTAACAACTGCATCCGCATAACTTTTTATTGCCGTTGAGACTGGCGTAACAGATATGCATTCTTTCAATTCGCTTGCAATTATTTCCGGCTCCCATTTGTGGTTTTCAAGTGACTGAGACAGCGAAACGACATTAATGTTTTCTCCACGATCATACATGGCAAGCATTTCAGCAAAAGTATCTTGGCAAAATTCAGAGCTGAACATTTCCGGCTTCAATTTGTTGTAAATCTTGTACATGGAATCATTGTCAATCAATACACATCCGATCACTCCAATTTCTGCTTCTGTCAACTGTCCTCACCTTGCTTTCGTTTCTCAACTTGACGAATCCAGTAATTACAGTCCTCTTTCAGCCAATCACCATATTTCGGAATATAACGATAATTTGTATCATCTGGATTCTTCTCTATATAGTCAGTAACATATGCCACTGTAGCCTCATATATCAGCTTTGCAACGGCTTTCCTGTTCGGCTCGATAACTTCTAAAAGCTTGTCCATCCATGCTACCTTGGCAGACGTTAACGACGTTTTCTTTGGATATGCATTGATCGTGTATTCCCATCCCCATTCCGCGTCAAAGTCCAAATCAGATGCAGGCACGCTTTCTTTTGTATTTTCTATCTCTATATCTGTATCTATATCTTTCTCTATATCTATCTCTACATTGCAATTTTGTTGCAAAATGTTGCACTCCGTTGCTCCACTGTTGCATTGCAACGCTTTTTGTGCATTTTCCCTAGATTTCCGACTTCTTCTGGTACTTTCAGTCTCACTTCCTAGGTTATCTTGCACAAATGGCAACTTGTACTCAATAGAATCGGATGTTTCAAGCAAACCGCAGGAAAGAAGAAACTGAATCGTCACTTGAACATTGATTTCGTCCTCGTCAATATCAAGGGCGATCTCTTTGTAAAATTCATCTTCCAATCCGGAATATTCCAGATAGCCACCTTTTTTCAACGACAACAACTGCATCTTAAGATAGATGATCGTATATGTATCGCCACCAGCCATCTTTCGGAGTTTTTTGATTCGTTTACTATCAAAAAAATCATCCATCAGCTTAAGCCAGTAATACCGCTTATTCTCCGCCATTTTCACTACCTCCAAGCAATTCAATAACCTTTGCCCCTGCATCTTCCGGGCGACAAAATACGAACTCAACGCCATACTTAAGTTGCATTGTCAACATAGCTTTTGCCAATACCTTGCCAGATGTCGGCTTTGTTTTCGGTAGCGGTACATTCAGCAATTTTCCAAGCGTGTGCATATATGCAATATTGTTATACCGGTCTACTCGTGGATTATGCCATGTAAATACATCATTGACGGAATACACCTTGTCTGTATTTTCAATAAGCACATACAGCTTAATACCGTTGTTCTGCGCTAAAATGCACTCATCACGGAATCTCGGATGTGCTTTTCCACAGATATTCCCTGCAATTTCCTGCATGTCCTTTTTCGTGTCAACGGAAACATCATATGTGCCAAGAAAATCCATCTTTTTAAGTTCCATCTTTCGCGCTGTCTTGCGCTTAATCACATCCATTACCTTATCCGTGGCAATTATGTAATCTCCAACCGGTAATGGTGCACGCAAGACTTCTATATCGTGACTTTTAAAATATCTATTCTTAAGGATATGCAAGCCCTCTTTCTGTCCTTTATCCTCAATAATTAACACTTATTCTCCTTTCTGGCGGTCACACTCGGCAACCGCCAAAGGTATCTCATGGCTTTCAATTTAGTTGTTATATATTAAATTCCTTGCCAAAATTTCAGATACCGCATGAATTGGTTTCTTTTAGGATTGCTCCAAGGTGTTGCAACCATTAGAACGGACAAAGGTTCATATCAACCTCTAATCCTTTTTCTGCAATATAAACATTTGCTCCGTATTTAACTGTTACTTCTGTCTTTTGTTTGAATAGTGCCGAATCTCCGCTTTTATCTGATAAGTGAATTAGAACGACATTTCTCAATGCCGGGTTATCGTTAGTAGAAATAAATTTAAGTGCCGTATCAAGGCTCATGTGACCTCGTAGGCGGTGTTCGTAGTTCGGCTCGTCCCGGTCTACAAGTTCCATATCGTAATTAGCTTCAACCATGATATGCTCAATGTTCAGCTTTGAAAAATTGTACTTGCAGTATTCCAAGTCAGTCATGAACAACAACTGCCCCATTTCCTCATGCTTGATTAAATAACCGTAGCACTCGATTTCTGTGTCATGTGGTACATTGAATGGTGTTACCGAAAAACTGCCGATTTGCCGTACTGTACGTGGTGGAATGGCTATTGTACGTTCTCCTGTAATGGTTTCCAATGCTGATTGCGTTTCAAAAGCTGTGTAAACCGGAATACCGGCTTTCATGAAGTCTTTTATGTATCGTGCATGGTCTCCGTGTTCGTGGCTCACAATGCAACCGGCAACGTTCGAGATTTTCCAATCAATCATTTTCTTGAAATCAAGAAATTTGCATCCGGCTTCAATCGCAAGGATTTCTCCATTGTCTGCAATCAAAGCATAGGAATTGCCCGAACTTCCGGAACCACAACATCTTAAGAGCATCAAACCACCTCGCTTTCTTTCAGTTTTAAAATATGCGTTTTCTCCCCATATTCTTAATAACTAAAACTTCCCATACCTAAAATGGGATTCGTTCCTTGAAAATTCAATATTTCAGCTAACAAAATAGCGATTTATGCCGCTGCAGCTTCCAAATGGAGTGCTTTTCTCAGATATTCCGGCAATCTTGCTTCAAAATCAGCGGTAAAAGCATTCAGTTGCTCATCGCTTAGTTTAAAGATTCCCTGAAGACTTGCCATCAAGGCTTCCATCAGGATGCAAAGTGACCTGTTGAAAGTAATGTCTGCCATTTCATCAACAAGGAAGAAGAACAGTTCACCAAGCGTTCTCTGATCTTCATTTTGGCGCTGCTCCATTGCAAGTAACATATATCGGGTAAACACGATCGCCACATGGGCTGTCAGTGCATCATAAGATAAACTGTGGCATTCTCCAACCAGATTCAGCATGGATTTGCAGGTTTTGAAAAAGACCTCGATCTGCCAGCGCTTTCCATAAATACGGATAATCTCTTCCTCGGAAAGTGTTGTAGCTGTACAGATAAAAGCAAGCCAGTCCTTGCGGTTTGCCTTGTTCCTTACGCATACGATTTTCGCCGGAATTGGATTCGCCTTTCCTACCATAACATCAACAGAAAGCAGATACTTTGATCTGCCACGGCGCTTTTTGTTCCGGGAATAGATTTCTTTGATATTCAGCTGTTCACCACCGTACGAATATTTGATCCGGCTACTTTTCTTAATCATGGCAATCACATCCATGCCTTTTGCATGGATGGCTGTGACCTGTGCTGGATTGGAAAACCAGGAATCAAACAGGACATAATCCGCTTTCAGCCCTGCACTGAGGGCTGTATTCAGTAAAGTCATCATTGCCTCTGGTGCTTTTGTTTGGGCTAGCGCACGTCTTTTTCCTGCAAGGGTTCTGTTGTCAAAGTCCTTTACCGGGCCGATGATATTTGTATTCTTTGCAGACGCTAACAGGCAGCTGTTTACAGGGATCAGTGTGTTTCCATCACTCCAGCTTAAAGTAAGCATCCTGAAGCCCTTTTTGAAATGCATATCCGTGTGGTCAAAAACTTTTGATCCCAGTTCCGTTTTCTTACAGCTGGTACGGTTGAAAAGGCTGTCATCAATGATAAAGACATTTTTTCTTTCCGGATCTGTCAGATCACGAATGTCATGATTGAAAATATCAGCTGCAAGAAGAGAAGTAAAACGAAGCCAGTTTGTTTTTGAAGAATTAAGGAAACGGTAGAAAGTGTTCTTGGAAAACGCCTCCTTAAAAGAGCCAGTCCGCTGCTGCATATACATACTTCTTCCGACAAAAATGTTGCTGAGTTTATAACGAAGCAGGGAAACAGATGAAACACCTTTTTCCTTCATTCCATTACATCTGGCAAGGAGCCTGCCAACATGATGTTTGGAAAAAAATCTCTGAACACAGTCAATTAAGTCGTTCTCAACGAAATAGTTTTGTGGTATACTGGACATGGCATAAATCTCCTTTGTAAAGATGGTTTCTAGTCAATTCCATTATACCAAACGGAACAGATTTATGCTTTTTTTATTGGCTGAAATATTGAATTTTCAAGGATCAACGCACCAATATGGTGTGGGAAGTTTTAGTTAATAATTCGGGAAACATATGACTGTGACAATTTCATCTCTTTAGAGATTTCGCATTGCGTCTTGTTTTCTACAAAGAACATTATGAAAATACGCTTTTCTCTCAAATTCAGCGTTCCAAAAATCTGTTGAACAAGTATAGAATTTATCACATCTTTCTCGTGATCCCTACCGTCCGCCATCAGTTCGGCATATGGAACACTTTCGCCATTTCCTATGTCTACGTTATCATCCAAAGAGAACGCTGCTCTTACCGACTTTTTACTCTTTCTGAATGACATAAGCAGTTCATTTCGCACGATAGGAAAAGCATAGGTTGAAAAATTATACCCTTTGGAAGAATCAAATGTATTAATAGCCTTTAGCAATCCAACAATTCCGGTTTGAAACATATCTTCATCATTTACCGGAACGCCTAAATTCTGCATAACTGAAAAAACAATTCCATAATTCGCAAGTACCATCTGTTCCTTTGCATACTCCGAATGATATGTATTCCATAATTGCAATGCTCCCTGCTTACTCAATTCAGGCTTTGGAAGATTCATGCGTCCACCTCTAATCCTTCATGAAATCCGGCAAATTCTCGTCATTCTCTGCCGATTCAACAACTTCCGCTTCGACTGCTGCGCTTTCAACTTCTTTTGCTTCCGCATCTACAACAAAATCCTCTGAATTGGCGTTCTCGGCAATATCTCTTTTGACCTGCTCCTGCAAATCTTCCATTGGATATTCCTTGAAATCGTTGTCCTGCATTTCTTCTTTCGTATACAATCCCATTGTCAGCTCTGGACAATTCAGACTAGAGAAGAAAGATGCGGCACGATACCGAAGCATTAACTGCGGCATGGTTTTCCATTTGCTACCGTTCTTGCCAAGCCAACCCTCGTCTTTTGCCATATCCATATTTACTTCCATGCCCTCAACCCTGCGACCATTTTTCATAGTCCAAGCCGTACATGAGAATGGCTTGCCGTTCTTGTCCTTTGCTTCGTCAAACTGCAATTCCATATCAAATTTTTCGGAATTATTGATTGCGGCAATCAGAAATTTACTGCTCCAACTCGGTCTGCCCTGAATAACATACAGATTCTGCATGACCATAAGTGGACTAACTCTTAACCGCTGTGCCTGTTCAATGGCAATCAGACAGTTCGCATCGTTCTTCTGGAATGTCTGCGGAACGATTGTGGAACTTGCCAGTGCCTTTGCCATCTGCATTGCCATGATGAAATTATCTGATGTTCCGAAAATTCCAAGACTGTAATCTGTAACTTTGTTTCTGTGCGCAACCTCTTTCTTTTCCTCTGCCTTTGCTACTGCTGTGTTCTCTGCCATAATTATTTTTCCTCGCTTTCTTTCCTTATTGCTTTTTTAAATGCTCCATTTTTAAGAAATTTCAAAACAAGATTGAGTTGCATATTCTTGATAACCTCTATGTGCTTTGTACTGTGATACCACATTACCCATTCCTGTTTCAAAAGTTCCTCAATGCTTGTAATCTGCTCACCCTCTGCGAATTTTCGCTGACTCAAAAGGTATTCCCTGTGTTTTTGAATTTTCTCGCATTTTGTACACTCTTCGGAAGAATACCTTGAACAATGCTTTCCATTAAGGTTTAAAGACAATGCACAATATCTACATGGATTAACTCTCATCGTCACCACCGCTTTCCGGTTCATCACACTTCTTCACAACTGCCACCTTATCAGCACCGTAGGTATCCACCCACTTCATATCCACGGTTTCATCTGTAACTGTCAGCTTTGCACCTTTGGCATTTACAACCGTGTCACCGGCTTTCACAGAATCATCGGTGCGGTATGTATAGCTTCTGGTGCTGTTTGGAAATTTTGCTTTGATATAATTCATTCTAATACCTCACTTTCTTCATTTTTTATTGGCATATCCAATGTGACTGCAACATCTCTGATAAACTCGTCCGGAATATAAATTCCTGCCTGCACGCATACCGCATATTGTACTTTTGCAATACTCGCAATATCAGAGCCCTGCTTTTCCATTGTCTTTGTGAGAACTTTCAGTAAGTTAGCCACGCCGCCATGTGATTGCGGTGTTTTTCTTGCCGATAATCCTCGGATTTCTTGAATATCTGTTTTCATATTCTCCATGAATTTGTTTCTCCTATCATCAAACCAGCTATCAAAAGCGTTCCACAATTCCAAGAAGCAACCCGTTTCTCGTACTGCATTTTCTATAGTTTTGTATGTCTCGGAAATAAATAGCTTTATTATCTGCTCCGCATGGTCTTGAAAATACCTTTCACATTTTCCTTTCAGAAAATATTTGTAACCAAAACCACGCTTGCCAAACCAGCAATATGTGTACCACGTATCTCCTTGAAAATATGTGTCGTACTTCCTATCCCATGAGGTAAAGCGCGGTTCCTCGCCTTTGTGATAAACCAATCGCATAATGCATTTTTCTCGAAATACTTTTTCGCACATATCTTTAAACGCATCAATGCACGCTCCCTCGGTGCCGATAATAATTACCTTCTTGCTATTCATATACATATCAATGATTTCGATAGCCTTTTCGTTTATTGGATAGTCCATATCACACTGCTTCAACTTTCAACTGCTTGTCCTCTGATACTGTAAGAAGAATTAACTGCGCATCCATATCCGGCACATTGAACTCATTCAGCGATTCGGCGTTATCTACGAAAACCGGCACGCTCACACCGTACAATTCGCTTAACGAGCGGATAATATCAAGTCCGGCTACAATTCTGTGACCACTGTTCAAAGTCGAATACGGAACGCCATTTACAGTACACTCACAGCAATCTTTCATACCGCCATTTAATTGCGTTTCAAAGAGTTTGAAATTAACTGTTTTGAAATGGCTATTGATAGATTCAGAAACCTTATCCAGTTTGAAACGAATAAATTCTTCCAAGAGGTAAAGCATCTGTTCCTGATCGGCAACTTTCTGCCCGATTTCCTTCTGCTCATCACGGAGCGTTTCGATACGATCATCAATCGCAACATTGTTAGCCGCCTGCGCAATAACCTTGTTCACCTCATCAAGCTGGCTCTGCAGATCGGCTTTCTCGGCTTTTAAATCAGTAACAATCTGATCCGCTCCGTCTGATTCAAGCTTTTTAATCTCTGCCAGTACTTCATTATGTCTTGCTTTTAACTTCGCATATTCCTCATTCTGCGAATAGTCAGCTTCTTCTGGGATCTCGGATAACAGTTTGCAAAGTTCCTCTTTATTCGTAAAAGTCCCCTGTTCCTGTTTCTTTAAGGAATCTATTTCCATTTGCAGATCAGCATTTTTCTTTGTCAGTTCCTCGATAAGATTTTTCTTCGCAAACCCATCTGCCTTGATTTCTTCCAAGTTGGATTCTTTCCGGGTAATAAAGTCACTTTTTGAATCATTTAGTTTCCGCTTTGCATCTGCCTTGGCTTTTGTCTTTCTTTCTTCAAAATCAGTCTTCAACTGCTCAATCTTATCAGCTGGCAACTTCTGACCGCATAAGGAACAAACCGTTGTAGATTCATCGAATACCCACTTGGATTCATCAAAGAGATACGGAGTTTCATCAAACGCCTTGGCTTTCTCAGAATTATACTGTTCGCCCAGTTTCTTCCGCTCTGCATCCGCATCAGTGATAGTTTTTTCGTTATCAGAAATCTGTTTCTCTTTCAAAGAAATCGTAACCGCAAAATGTTCTAACTCATTTTTACAATCACGCAATTCAGCATCCATGATGCTTCTTTTGTTTGATAACTCGCGATTCATCGTCTGTTCCATGCCGGACATGTCAAACTGTAACTGCATTTCTTTACTTCTCAAATCTCCAATGGCACTACCGGAGTTTGCGATCTTGCCATCTATCTCCGAAATCTTTCTTGTCAAATCAGTCTTGGCAAGTTCCTGCTCTGCAACATCAACATCAACCTTAGATTTCTCTGCTTCATCAATACGGACCGGTATTTCAGTCTGCTTCTTCTTCCACTCTGTAAGAGCTTTTGAAAACTTAGAGCGAATATCATCTGTAGACGGTGCTTTCTCTAATTCATCAAGCAACGGTGCATACTTGCTATCTGTCTTTGCCAGTTCCGCATCTGAAACCTCTGCAACAAGTTTCATCAGAATATCTCGCTGATCCTTCCATTTCAGAGAAGAGAAATACTGCGGATTGGTCAGCATCTTAAACATTTCCTCGCTCTGTGCCAGGCCGGAAACGTAAGCCTTAAATTCGGCTTCACTCTTCGGATAACTGTCAATCTCAAATGAATTGACATTGCCTTGCAAAGTAACGGTGTCGGTTCCACGCTTCTTAACCCAATTCTGTTTCTGAACCTTTGAAAGTTCCACTTCTTTCCCATCAACGTCAATAACTCCCACAACCTTGATTTCTACATTGTCAATGCGGTGTCCGTCCTTATCCAATGGTCTGACATTGAATTTTTCCTCGCCTGCACTGTTCTTATTGAAAAGTAACCAGGTAAATGCATCAAAGATGGTTGTCTTTCCTGCGGCATTCTGCCCTTTGACCTTGGTTTTATTTGAAAATTTAACATCAAGGTTTCTAATTCCTTTGAAATTCTCCAAATGGAGCGATTTTAAAATCATTTTCATTCTGCTTCACGCTCCTTTTTCTCTCTATATTTCTGAAATGCCGCATCAAGAAGTGTTCTATCTTCAACATATCCAAGTGCAGTTTCAATCAGCTCTGAATTGATTGATGTTGACTTTGAACCAAACAGCTCAACATCTTTTCTGTGCTCATTTGCTATCAGTCTGCAGGCTGTATTTAACTTTTCCCTGCTTGCGATCAAATCTGCATATTCCTCTACCGGAATTGTAATCATATTCTCTGCCATATTATTTTCCTCCAATACATCTATTTTGCTTACAGACACCTCATAGGCTGTCCGCTGTTCCTCTGTTCCATCTTCATATTTCTTGATGTACTCACGACTCTGAATACGTCCAATAAATTGCACATGAGTCCCAACCGGAAACGTAGATGCAAATCTCGCATTCCTACCCCAGCAGATACATGGGATATAATCTGATTTTCCGTAGGAGCGGTTGACTGCGATCAAAACATCTGCAACCTCACGTCCAAGCGGTGTTTTCCGGTAAACAACATCTTTGCAGATGAACACATCAAGCATGATTTTATTTTCGTCCTCATACTCATCAGTGATTATTTCAATATCACGAACAAAAACAGACAATATTAAACGATTTTTGCTCTTTTCGTGCAGATTAAAAGAACGTAATTGACCGGAAACGTTTATCACAGTTCCAATGTATTCCTTACTCACGTCAAATAATCTTTCTGAAATTGTCAGTGGAATCACATCTGCAATATCGCTTTTTCTGTTCACATCAAGAAACAGGTTGTAAAACTGTTCTCCATATACCTCATGGCTATATTCCGGTTCTGAAACAATTTTCCCGGCAAGTAAAACATTATTGTTTTTCATTTTTTCATCCATATTTGATTTTCCTCTTTTCTCGTGCTAAAATAGGCGCAAATAGCTTACGCTATTGCTTGAACTGGAATCATTCAGCTTTGGTTGGTTCGGATGATTCCTTTTCTTTGCTGTAATCAGTGTCAAATGTGATATAGGTAATACCGTCATCGTCATCAGACTCACTTCTGTAATCGTAATCTACAATCTCTTCTGTATACTCCTGCCACTCCCCATCTATTTTTGTTCCTATATAAATAAGAAGTAATCCAATCAATACAGGTATAGCAGTGACCGGATACTCCGTTGCATCAATGCAGATGCAAAACAGAAAAACAACGGTGCCGATCATTTCAATTACCTTTGCTAACTTCTTCATTCTTTTCCGACTCCGTATCTGATTGCCATTTCTTTTACAATGGCTGTATATCCCTCAATCAGTTTCTTATCCTCTGCAATAATATCCACGTAGGATAATTTGTCTCTTGCTGATTTACAGATGCCCTCGTCAGCCATTCTTCTGCGCTTATTGGTTAAGCGCTGTTTCAGATTTACACCCATTCGCTTTGACAACAGTTCGTAGCTTTCGGCTCTTACTTGGCTGTATGCCTGTCCACCGCCAAGTTCCATGCTGATTTTTCTTAAAATATTTCCAGTATCATCACGCCATGATGTTGTATCGAGTGCAACCACTTCTCGGATGCTCTCAACTCTTTGTTCCACATGGTTTAACTGCTCTGCCTGCCGTTTCTGTTCTAACTGCTGTTCTGCTACAGAATTGAAAATCTTCTGGAACATCTGCAACTCTGGTGATAACTGATTGAGGTCGATTACCTTTTGTTTCACACGCTCTTCCAAGGTCGTGAAATAATCTCGTGCTTCTTCTGCTTTCTCTCCGTTTCCTTTCATGGAAAGTTTCTTTGCAAAATGAGCTGTGAGTTTGTAATCCTGCGTTTTGTTACCCTCGACATTGATGTCGAACCCCCAGTAATCCTCATTTTCAGTGGCAAATTCATTATCAACAATGTTTGATTTCGCCCATCTTGAAAACTGTCCCTGTGCCAATTCCAAGAACGCATACAGCTTTCTTGCGGTGGTCATTCCGTTTTCATCAACACCAAGCGCAATCTCAATCGGTGTCTGCATTTTTGCTTGTTTTAACTCTTCCGTTTCCTCCAACTCCTTTCCGTGTTATAATTCCCTTATCATCAAATAAGGGAGGTGCTACAATGATTGAAAAGACAATTCATGACTTAGCTGTCACATATGCCAGTTCAAAACTTTCAGAATATGAAATTGACAAACGCGAAGCTCCACTTTGCGGAAATACAGAAATGTCATCCGAAGAAGTTCTGTATTTAAAAGCGGCATACGATTTTGCTGTCAAAAATCTTTCGGAGTAGGTTCGTACCTTTCTCCAACCATTGCATGAGAAACAGCTTCTTTTATCACTTCATGCTGTTTCTCCTCTGAAACGGACTGCTCAATGCGTTTTAGTGTACCGTCAATACTCTTTAACGTGTTGAGCATTTCTTTTAAAATTCTCACTGCATTTCTCCTTTCTCATTATTTTTAGGGCAAGCCTGTTCGTTAGCTAAAATCATTCCCTCTGCGACTCCGAGAACGTAGCTCTGTTTCTCTTTATCAAGTTTTGGAATTGCTTTTGAAATCCTAACAATTAGGTCTTTTTCCTTTTCGCTCATTTGGTTCACTTCCTTTCTTGTTGACTTTGTAAGCATACAATATCATACAATGTAATCAATGTCAATACCTTTTTGTTGACATTGTTAGCAATTAGTGATATATTATTTTTTGCAGGAAGGAGGTGCTTGATAAAATGAAAGAACGTATAAAATTTTTACGTGAAAAACTAGGGAAAAGCCAAGAAGAATTTGGCAAGGAACTTGGATTATCAAGAAATTACATTTCTTTAGTAGAAAATGGTCAAAGAAATTTATCAGACCAGTCCTTAAAGGTTCTTTGCTCTTTGTATTCGGTAAATGAAGAATGGGTTCGGACCGGAAAAGGAAATATGGAAAAATCCAGAACAAAAAATCAAGAAGTTTTTGATTTTGCAAATAAAGTGATGGATTTGCCAGACAAAAAATTTAAGAAACGCTTTATAGAAGCATTGGCGAAGCTCGATGAAAGAGATTGGGAATGCCTAGAAAAAATTGTATTAGAAATAACAAAAGAGGGCTAATCGCCCTCTTTTGTTATATTTATTACTGCCTTTAGTATTTGACTTAAAATCCAAGTATCGTCAATTTCAGATATTTTTTTTATTAGCTCTTTTTTGTAGTTCTCATTTACTTCGTTTTCCCCCATATTGATTTCCTCCAATCATTCCGCACTTCCGATAGCGATAAACAAATTATAGAACTTATGTTCGATACCGTCAACCCCATTTGACAAATTGCTACAAATTACAAACTCGTTTGTAGTTGAGGGACAAGAAAACGCCTTATCCCGCCCCTCAGCCAGAACTTGAAGTGCCCTTATCGGACAATTTTATTTTACAAATTTTCCCGCAAACATTCAATTTCTTTCGGTCGCAAGTTTCGACAGGTAAATTTCTTATTGTCACAGAATGTCGATTGATTAGTTTAAATTTTGTTAAAAAATTAATTACTGGTTGAAAATTATGCATCTGCCAGTTATCTGTGATGAATTTTAAGTGCATAATTTTCCTTTCTGCCCGCAGGCTGATATTTAAAAGAGCCGGCTACACAACACATGGTCATGTAATCGGCTCTTAGGCGCTTGATTTTATTGTATTTATTAGTTGTATGTTTTGGTGCCAAATTATCCCTCTTTTCTTCTTGAAACAACTGTGACTGTAAGTATTCTTGGCGGTAACTCGATGTGCATTAGAAAAGTAAATGCGACAGTGTCTACTATTACAAGACTTGAATATATGTCTACCGAAAAGAGAGATCTTGTAACTACGGTATTCCATTACATTGCAATTGGGAAATGGAATTGAAAAATAACAAATTTATTCAGCAGTGATTCCACCGTTAGGCTCTGACTGGATAATGATATATCGTAGCATATTGAAGTACACTGTCTGTAATAATATGAAATTGAGCAGTTTGACCTTTTAATACAGGGAAAAGTGCACTGTAATTTTCATTCGCCGCTCCTGCTTGGTGATATTCAAAGTATTCATGCACGATGGTTCCATCAATATAGCAGATTATTCCACAGTTACTATTATTTTTATCATCATCAACCTGATACCAAAACTGAATATACCCATCCTCTGTTACTTCATATGGAACGTCGCGCGTACCAGAAACAGCTATTCTACCAGTATAAAGGGGATAAATCGGTCGAAGCATTAAACCGCTGTTTAACGTACTTATCTGCTTCGCCAAACTGCCATCCACATTCGGATTTGCCTGTCTTGCATCAAGTGCGTAGCCTGCTTCCGTGGTAGTGTTATTATTTACGACGGTTGGTATGGTCGGCTTATTACTCAAATCATTATAATTACCGCTAAAGGCTACTGTTTTCAGATCCGCAAACCACTTTACGATCTTTCCGAATAAAATATTATGCTTTTCACCGCTTTTAAGATTTTCTCTTGCTGATGCTGCGGAAAAAGCTGTGGTATTCTCAGCCGTATCCCCATCAATGGCAACTGCTCCAATATTAGCTGCAGTCAGATCAACATTTCCACGTCGGTAGGATTTTTCCTTTGCTCCTTTGATTCCGGTTACCGGTGTACCGGCAAGCACGTCCCATTTACCATCTGATGTCTTGTAAATATTCGCACCAGCAGGAATTACATTCCCGGCTCCCTCTTTGAAATCATCCGTGGTGGTAAATTCATCTGAAATGTTGAACATCCACCCTGTGCTAACATCCGCAAGTGCCGGAAGATCTGCAAATGCAACTGTTCCGTGTGGCTGCAATCCACCTTTAAGTCCTTCTGATATGTCTTTTGCCTGCTGATAGTAATACTTGGCATTGTCAGAATCCTCGCCCTCTCTGCTTCCTGTACCACCAACAGCATAACTCTGTGCCTTGGTTGCGCTATCTGCTGCAGATTCCGCTTTACCGATGATCTCCGCAGCCTTTTGAGTTGCAATATCTGCTTTTTCGGCTGCTGTATCAGCTGACTGACTGGCAGATGATGCTTTCTCCGTGGCTGTGGCAGATGATTCACTTGCGGATGTCTCACTGACTTTTGCGTTGCTTTCGGATGCCGCTGCCGCCGTAGCTGACTTCGCTGCCGCTGTCTCGGACGCCTTGGCATTGTCCTCTGATTTTTTTGCAGCTGTTTCACTGGCTTTTGCAGCATTCTCACTTGCTTTGGCGTTGGCTTCGGACTTTGCCGCTGCCTGCTGGCTTGACTCTGCCTTTGCCACTTCCACTTTGATTTTCGCAAGATAGTTAGGCTCTAAATGCTTTTCTTCAATGCTACCCTCTTTGACGATGGCAGACACTTTTCCATCCTTATCAATATAAAAAGCTACCGTATCAGAATCAAGGAACTCATACTGTGTAATCAGTGCTGACAGATCTATGTACTGTTTTGTGCCATCAATCAGAGTCAGGATAATCTGCTGTGTAGTCGGGTTATAATCGAAGTTGATCGCGATCTTCTCCATCTGCGTATCGATCGTAACCTTGGACCCGTTCTTTTTCGTGATTGTGATAATTCCCGTCGATTCCTCGAATGTCACGTCTGCAACAAGAGTTGCTACCTCTGCTTTTGTGGCTTTCGTGGTATCAAGAATGATTACACGATCATCAATAACGCCAATGGCTGCGTCCATTTTGTTAAGATTGCTTTCATTAAGCGGTGTTTCATCACTCGGGTAATTCTCCCAATTAATAGCACTATGCGCTTTATTCATGTTCCTCACTCTCCCTTTCCTTTGCAAGCTTCATTTGTTCCCGCTCTACTGTAACCTGCCTGTTTGCCTCTTCCTTGATCTGCTGCAGAATATCCTTAAACACCAGGTACTTAGCTTCGATTGGGACATCCCCGCACAAATTTACATAATTTATAATGTCGTTTTCAAATTCACGAATTTTTGCATTTATCATAGAATACCTACCGTTTCCTTCAATTCTTTTATTTCTTCATGCTGTAATTGCACTGTTGCAACCAGATCAGCGATCAGCTCTGTATAATTCAGTCCGTAATACTTTTCTCCGTTACCGTTTGAGAAAATTTGAGGGCAAATATTCCATCCTTCTTCCACACTTTCCAAAACATCCTGTGCTATAAAGCCATGATGAAATCCATCCTTTTCGAAATTATAACGATACGATTTTGCTCTTAAAGAATAAATAAACTCAGATGATTGCTTTTTGCTTAAATCTAAAATTGTGTTTTTTATTCTTTTGTCAGATCCATTAATTACTCCACCTCTGAATCCACCTACTCCGGTATCTCCGTCTAAATGGATCATCATGTGGTCATTATCGTTTGCGCCTTTATGCAATGAAACCTGATTATATTGAACCGTACATTTATGAACAGGACTTTCAAGCGTCCCTTCCACTGTTCGAAATCCATCCGTTCCCATCTGTACAAGTGTTCCACTGCGTTTAAATTCAATAAGGTTTTCTACAGACTCTTCCGTTTGAATATGCATATATCCCCCGGTCATTTCCATAGAACCTTTTAATTCAAGCAGTTTTGCTTTAATTTTGATACCCTCGGCTGACTGGTTGATTTCTGAAATGACGCTGTCTTTTGATACTTTCAAGCTGATCTGCTTTGATGACTGCGTAATCGTACTGGACGCACTCGATGAAAGCTGCTTAAATTTCTTTATCAGAGTCCATTTGTATTTTCCACTGCTTATTCCACCATCTGGTTCACAACCATAAAACTTTCCAGTATTCTGATCCAAAAAACTGTGTCCAGAATAATACGAAGATGCAGGGTATGTATCTTGTGGATTCCCGAAACCACAATGTGTAACGTCATAATCTTCGGTATCCCATACTGTTAAAGAAGCACTGACTTCTGACCGTATCTTAGTTGAGGTCACCTCTATCTTTCCGGACAAATCTCCCTCTGCTTTGCTTGCTCTCGTAACTTCCGCTGTAATCTTGTCCTCATTAATTTTAATAGCTGCTGCAAGTTCAACTTCCTGCCCCTGTGCTCTTTTTACTTCTGCTGTAATATTATTTGCGTTTTGAGTAATCCGTGATGATAGACCATCGGCTGTGTTTTTCACTTCCGTCCGGATTTCAGTCGCAGTCTGCGTTATCTGTGATATTAATTTCCTCTCTTTATCCTCGATCGTGCTCTGTGTCTTTTCAATCGACCGCTCTAATACATTGCTTTTTCCCTTAAGCCGCAAAATACTTCTCTGTATTCCATTCGCTTTACTCGTCCGGTACTCTTCCCCGTCCGCTTCCAGATCATCCCTTAAAGCCTGTATACCTTTCAAAGTTCTTTTGAAAATATAAGATTCGATCAGTTCGTATTTTGTCGGCAGCCGCACTGCATCCCCGACCTCAAGACATGGATTTCCTTTGCAGTCTGCCGTAAACGGGCGATAAACAATCCCCCTGATCTTTGAAAGAACATTGTTTGCAATACCTTTTAATTCTTTCGTTCCTTTACCATAGACAAGAAAATTATCCTCGATCACATAAGCATTGTCTCCAGTACCCACAATCACACCGATATCATTCTTCTGCTCCCGGATCTGTAGCTTATCAATGGTTTTGACAAGATAATCTTCATATGTGGCAGTAACATAGAATCCTTTTCCTATCTGCGTACTTTTTGGATTGCGCGGAAACAGATCATCTGCCGGATAAAGGTCATTTCTCGGATATAATCCCTGTATTTCCTGTTCCAGATAAATATAATGGAACGTTCCATCACGCCCCATGTGCCCCATACAGCCGTTAATCTCACAGATGCAGGACAACACTTCCTTGCCGCTCATAGATTCGCCTATGGTGCTCGATTCCTCTGTATCAGAACTTGTCTCACTGGATGCCGTGACCGCCACGGTTTTCTCGATTGACATATTGTCATTAATGAGTGTGATGTCCGCCTGTTCGATTCCGAAATGCTTGAAAAAACTATTGCGGAACTGCTTCATAGTGACCGGATCATAAACTGTAACGGTCGTGATTGTGCCATCTTCATCTGTTTTCTGTTCCTCGTGCGACGGAAATACAGTGTTGTACCATGCTGCCACATCGGCTGTTAAAACATCGTACAACGCGTCATAGGCGATAACTTCACGGCATGTTCTATCTGCCGTAGGTGTGTCAGAATCAACCTTGTATCTCCCGAACTGAAACGCCGCATCCGTGTGACCATCAAGTGACATTCTTACTGTCAGCCATTTGCCCTTCATTGGCAAAAATGTATTTGACACCGTAAATTTAATCATGGCAGCTTCACACGAACCAAACGTCAATTCCTGTTCTGAACACAAACTTTCGGTCAATTCGAATTTTTCTTGGTGTAGCTCTGTATTTGTGATATTGATTTTTCCATCATCAGATACGATGGATAACTGCTTATCGACCGTATCTTTTTTGAACAAGTCGCCATATTTATAATTAACCACCGTACACACCCCCTATGAAAGCAAGCCGAACTGAATTGTAACGAATTATTCCATCATATGTTCCGTATATCGTAGGCTGAAAATCTGCCATATAGCCGTACTGCGTCACATAATCGTCGTATTCCGGGATATACGCTGTGATATAGCATGCTCTCCCTGTCGCATTTGTGAACTGACTTCGAATATTGTTTAAAACCTCACTAAAAGTCTTATTTGTCAGCATTGCCCGTGTCTCAAACTCCACTTTTAAAGCCTTTAATTCCACGGCATTTCTATGCAGATAACCATTGGCATCCGTATAATCATCTAAATCCTGCATATTGACATATGGGCTATATGTCTCCGGTTTCATAAAAGACATTGGAACTGTATAATTTCCAATCTTTAGCAACCAACCGCTGTACGCCATATTTCCACCACCTAACTGTTTGGGTTTGCGGCTGTCTCAAATGACAGTCGGTAAAATTTGTACAAAAATAGCACCTACAACCAATTTGATAGATGCCACTTCTTTTTCTTGATCTATTTTGTAATTACTTCGATATTGGGTGATTTAATCACAATTTTCTCCGGTGTGTGAATTACTTCCGTGTTCCCATATGTAATCCTGATTTCTAATTTGTTCATAAAATCCCTCCTAAATTTCATACTCCGGGTATGCTGCTTCCCAAACATCCCTATGGTAGGTATTTACCTCTCCATAATTTGCATCAAAAATCTTTTTCACGCCATATCCAAGTTCAATGCTCTTTTCTTTGAGTTTTCGCCAATTAAATGTTTTCCAGTCCACACCGTTCATTGCTGCAACACGCTTAATAGAATACCAGTCTTTGCTATAGTCAAGTTCCTGCTGCAGCTTTTCATTCTCCTGTTCTGCAATCTGCCTACGCTCTACTTCATCCGCATATGCCCGAAGTGCCGATGGAAAATCTTTCGGGACCTGTCCCCTCTCCATCTCATCAAACCGTTTCACATACCTTGCAGTAAATATGATTCCTTTTTCGCCATTAAATTTGTTGGCGAGGAAATCACACCCCATTTTGGTGACTTTATAGCATTTATTTTCCTTGCCGCTTGCGTCTTTGTAGGTGGATGGAATAAAATAATCACTGACAACAATTTTGTTGTTAGTTAATATCTGTATAATTCCAACCTGTTTTGTGCTTCCATCTTGGTTTTTAGTTCCCTCTAATTTTCTTAAAATTTGCCAATGTTCCAGTTCCATCATTTCAGCAATTTCAAGTGTTGTTATCGTGTTCGTATTGTTTTCAAATCCAATTTCATCTTTAGTCATAAGAGCTGTGTATGCCATATTTTCTATCTCCTAAATTTCCGAGCCTTACATTTCGCAAGGCTCAACCTTTAAATTCACGTGCGTTAGGAACATACCCTAACAGGAGTTACACGCTATATATTTAGTAAGATTGTAATTTCCCGTGACGAAATACTGGAATAGCCCCAAATTTTCGGGACTAAGCGGACAGGTAAGTTATATCTGCAAATTGTTCTATTCTATTTTTGCAATCCCTATAAATATCCTTGTAGTGCATACCCATTGACATATCAATTCTAATAGTCTGCAAAATAATGCTTTCTACAAGGGTTAGATTATTGAGATCTGAAACTGTGATATTGTCGCGATTTCCACCAATTACTGATTTTGCCAACTTGGTATATGTCACACACAGTTTATCTGAATGCGTACTTCCTTGTTCTTTGGCATAGTTTACAAGGAGTTTAATCACATCAGTTTCTTTCAGCCGATTTTCTTTATTAGCAATTCTTGTTTCGCCCCATAGTTTCGATTGCTTTTCAAGAATAAATCTGCGCATTGCATAAAACTGTCGAACCAACTCTTTCTTAAACTTCACAACTATTTTTGAATTTCTCAAAAGAGTTATAACAAATGTTGCTTGTTCCTCATTCAAATAATAAACTCTTTCCGGCTGTCCCCTTTTCCCCGATTTTAAATCGGAGAAATCAATATTGCCAAAGTCTAAAATATCTTTCTCGTATTTTCTGATAATAGCAACAACAGATTCATGTTGGTTATTTGTTCCATCTGCAATCACTTTGCTGTTTGTAAAAACATCGTTTCCTTTGAGTTCCACCAATTCATACATACTCTTTTCCACCTTTCTTTCGCTACTGTCATTTGACAGGCAGGTTTAAATTTCATTTTTTTATTTTTCTTATGCAGTTTGAAATAAATAAAAAGACCACCAAAGACTGAATTTCTTCAATCTCTGGCGGTCACGAATCCGCACCTATTCCTCATAGGCTTGCAGGACGTCCTAAATTCTTTAGGTCTTGCCTGCGTGATTTTTAATTACTGAAATTATATATTTTCTATGTGTGTTTGTCAAACAGCTAATTTGCAAATTTTATCAGAAATTTTCACAAATTAAACAATTCTGGGCAAAAACGCTTGCTAGAATACTTATCCGATCTGTTAAAAATCAAGGAATACAAAAAAGACACCCGCTGAGGTGTCTTTTTCTAATTGAATTATTTTGTTTTCTTATTTTCCCCTGCTGCTTTAAGTACTCTCCATTTGGGATCATTGCTAAAGTTTTTTCTTTCTGTAATTTTTGTTGATTCTTCTTTCAACTGTTCATTCTCTCTCTCTAATTTTTCTATTTTCTTTTCACGTTCTCTCTTTTCTTTAATAAGTACGCTTTTTTCTTTTTCCAACTGATCTGCGTAAATAAGTGCTTTTGATTCTCTGTCATATAATTCCAAGTTTTTATCAGTTGTCTGTTCTATTCTCTTATTTATTTCTTTAATTTCCCATTTGTGATTTTTTTCTTTTTTCTCCAACTCATATTTTAAATATTCTATTTGTTCATATGCTTCTTTTAATTCTTCTTTACACGCCATTAGTTCTGATTCTAATGTTTTATCTTCCATGTATTTTCCCTCGTATGAGTCTGTTCTAATGTTCTATTGTATTTTTATAATTTCCTTTTCATCCGACAAAACATTTGTCTCATATTCTAACTCTATTGATTTTGAACCTACTGGCACAGCATAATATGTTTCAAATGCCGAACTGTCTCCGTATCTTCGTTTTGCTTTGCCCTTGTAAATTATTCTGGCGGCATTGAATAATCATTGTTGCTTAATATCCCACTTGTTCAGCCGCATATTGTGCTTCTTCATCGGTAAATTTTACATATTTTAATTGGTCTATAAGTCCCTGCTTTGAAAATGATGTCAAATCTAAATAACTCTTTGCTTTTTTCACAGCTTCTTTTTTCCAGTCAGCACCGCAATTATCTGCCGCGTACACTGCTTCTTCATGTGTATACTGTTCGTATTCTAACTGTTCAATCATCCCTTGATATGAAAAACCTGCTAAATCAAGATATCTCTTTGCTTGTTTCAAGGCATTTTGCTGCCCAAGCGTTATTTGTTCACTTTCTTGTATCTCTTCCGATGTATCAGTTGTTTCACCAATTCCATATTTCGAATATAGATTTTCTGTTTGTACAATCATTTCCGATGCTTTACCGCTAAATTCATCTGGAATCTTAAAATGGTCAATTTTTTCGTTTATTGTATCTTTTACAATTTTCCCATTTTCTACAATATAAGAATACTCTTCGTCTCCTATGTACCCTACATAAGAAACTGATAATCCAAGTTCTTGTGGACGCTTGCATATGCAATAGCAGTCAAAATACATAACATAAATATTATCATAATGACCATATGCACCTACGCAGTATTTATTCCCGTCTTCAAATATTCCAACAAAATTATTGTTTTTATCGTCATATTCAAAGTTAGCCCCCTCAACCCCGGCTTTTACTTCGTTTTGTTCTGTTTCTTTTGTTAAATTCTGATCTCTATCATTATTTTCTTCTTTGCTTTGATGCTCGCTATAATATTCTTCCGTTTTTTCGCTTTCAACGGTTGAATATTCGTTATCAAGATTTCCGCTACACCCTATAAGCACCACGGTAGCTATTGCCAAAAATACTATTCCCCACTTTTTCATGAACTCCCTCCCATTTGTAATATGTTATACAAACCATACCACAAACGAAAGAGAGTTGCAATTAAAATATAGGAACTGGATTTCTCTGCGTTCTATTTGCTTCCTGTCTCCATTTTTTTACTGTCCCTTGATACGCTTTATCTGAATCAAGAACCGCCGTAATATCTGCTTTTTCAAGTTTTGATACAATGACGTCTCCCAGTTTATCGTAATCAATAGCGCTTGACATTGCTATCTGCATTTCTTTTCCAATAGTACTTTCAATGCTACCGGAATTGTATTTTATAGATGCGTTTACGTTGTCAGTTATGCTTCTATTGTACTTATATACAACTTCCGGCGCTGCTTTTAACCCTGCCAATCCAAAACTGTCCTTAATTCCCTCGGACCAGTTTTTTATCTCCTTAAATGTACTTTTAGATCCATCAGAAATACCATTATTAAATCCTTCTACCGTAAATCCTGCAAATTCTTTAAACACTCTTGATGGCGAATGTATGCCCATCAAATTTGTGAACCAAGAACTGATATTGGATACCCAACTGGAAATAACTCCGTACGTGGTGTTCTGGTTTCCGGAAACTCCGCCATTGAATCCCTCTACAGTATATTTACCATAGTCAGAAAATACTGTGGATGGTGAATGTATTCCCATATTGGTTGTAAATGGCTGTTTAATGTTGTTCTCAAGATATGTGAGCATGGCATCATTTGTTGTGTTCGAATTTTCTGAAATACCATTATTATATCCATCTATCGTATTTTTCGCCCATCCTCTTCCCATATCAGAAAGCATGGCATCTTTCAAACTTCCTTTTTGTGTAATTGCTCCTGTTACTGTATCTACTGCGCTTTGCGATTGAGCAACACCACCATCCGCAAGTCCTTTGACAATTACCTTTCCGCCTTCTACTGCTACATTGTAACCTCTATCATTGTACCAAGTTGTTATTTCATTTTCTAATTCAGTTGTCATTGTTGGTATTGCTTCTTTTGTTCCTGCTACTCCTCCAATACCGAATTGCACCATTCCTTTTTCCCCAAGGTTATACATATCTTGGTCTGTCGTTCCATAGGAATCAATGATTGTTTGATATAGTTCTACTGCTTCTTTTCCGATTACCTGCTTACCATTGACAAATATTCCGCCAAGATCATCTATTGCTTTTGATGCGTTCAATGCAATTTGTCCAAAGTTAATCTTATCTACGGCATCAGACAATCTATTGTATTTTTGCGTATGCTGTTCAAGCATATCATTTGCAGTATTGTAAGATGTTGTAGCTTTTTCAACCTCATCTCTAAGCGTCTTTTGTGTTTCTGTTATTTTGGACTGTTCATCTTCTAAGAAAACCATTTTCTTTACAAGTTCATCATGTGCATCGCCTGCATTTTTTGCTTCTATGCCGTTTGCTTTTAAAGCGTCTGCATTTCGCTTCCACCAATCATTCCAGTCCTCTGTTGCACCTATATCCGAAATTATTTTATTGAGTTTATCTAACTCTGTTTTATTTTTTTTGTAGTTCTGCTCTGATACTTCCAACTCGACATTAGCTTCCGCAAGTGCCTTACTGTACTGCTCTACAACATCTTTGTATCCTGCAACTCTATAATATTCTTTCTGTGCTTCTATGGTCTTTAAAAGTTCTTCCTTTTGTACTGTATATTTTCCAGTAGTCATATCAATCTGTTTTGCTAATTCTGGACAAATATCAATAAGCTGTTGTGCTCTCGTTTTTAATGTTTCTTGATCTGCTGCTGTTAAGCTCGTCTTGTCTGCAAGTTCGAAATATGAATCTGCAAGCTGTTGAAGCTGATCTGCACTTGCTTCGGATTTAGATGTTAAATCCTTTGTAGTATCAGCTAAATCTCTTAGATTTTGTGCGGCATCTTCCATTTTCTGGTTATTTGATCCTATTTCTTCCTCAAACTCCAAAAACTGATCTGCAATCTCTTTTTGCCAACTTTTATGGAAATTATATACAGCTAACCCTATTGCTGCGATCGCCGCTGCTATTGCTAAATAAGGATGCGCAACGACAGTAGCTGCAAAATTCAAAAGAGTATCTTTTATTGCCAAAATCTTTGTCTTAATATTGTCTAATGCTGATAACGTAATGGTTGATATTTTTATTGCTGCAATTACTCCAAGAATGGTTGCTTCTATTGGTGCAGCAGAAAATATACCAGACCATGTGCTTAGCCCAGCATTTATAGCTTTCCAAATTACCTGCGCAATTTTTCCACATATGCCAAGCCAATCTATATCAGACAGGAACTCTCCGATTTTCTTTCCAATCCTATACCAATTCACTCCATCAATAGCAGAAATCATTGCATCAAGCAAACCTTTCGCCCATGTATTCAATGTTCTTGCCAAAAGAGTAAACTTGAAAGTTTTGAAAAATTTATTAATCCCTGCTGCAATAGAATTTCCAAAATTCTTCCAGTTAAATCTCGTTCCAAAAGAATTTAAAAACTCCAATGCAGTATTCAATGCCCCTGCAATCGTTTTTCCGACATTCCCGAACAGTCTCGGATTAATAAGACCATTGAGGAAATCTGCCAAGCCTTTGCCGAAGTTTCTTGCCTTGGAATAAATCTTATCCCAGTTGATAGACTCCATAGCTTTTGATAAGGCATCACTGATGTATTTTCCAAGTTGTTTCAGATTTTTAATATCACTTTCGTAATTTTTGAAAATAGTATCTGTCTTGACGAGTTTACCGCCACTGGCACCGCCTGATGCGCCACCGCCGCCGGAACCGCCCGAACCTTTTTTGCCCGAACCATCATTTGTTGTAATCAGTTTCAATTCATCAAACTGACGGACACCCTTATTCATCTTGTCAATGTTCTTTGCCGCCTGTCCGGTATTGTCAGCAACATCGCCTGCGCTCTCTGCCGCATCTGAAAAACTATCTGCAAGACCTGCACCGGAATCCTCATATTTCCATCCGAAGATTGCGCCTAAAGCGTTTGTAACCTTTGTGACAAAGCTGATAACAACCAGTAAAACAGAATTGAGTGCTTTTACGAATGGTTTGAAAGCATTGATTAATGCTCCACCAATAACACTGCCAAGCTGTTCAAACGACTGTTTTAAAATTCTGATCTGGTTCGCCCATGAATCAGCCGTACGTGCAAAGTCTCCCTGCGCTGTCTGCGTATTGGCAAGGACGTACTGATACCGGAGCATTGTCTTTTCAGCCTGTGACATAGACTCGATATCAGAATCTAATCCCTGTTTCATCGCCCACTCTTTAAGGGTTGCCTGTGTAAGATCAAGACCGTAATCTCTTAATGGGCGTGTCTGTCCGGTAAATATTGCAGCTAAATCCTGCGACACAACATCCTGATCTATGTTATACAGAGATGCCATATCAGCAGTTAATTTTGTTAAATTCAAAGACACATCAGCCATGGAATCAGACAAACCAATATAGCCATCTGTCTGTTTGTTCAAAAACTCATTGGCTTTCTTTATCAAACTGCTGTCAATTCCCATGGCTGTTCCCATTGCTTGGAATCGGCTTGCCGTCTGTTTCAATGTCAGTTCTGACATACCGAACTGTCGTATAGAGTCCTGTGCAAAATCATTGACTTTCTTTGACATGTCCCCAAAAGTAACATCAACAACGTTCTGAACCTCTGTTAATGCCGATGATATGTCGATTGCATTTTTTATTCCTCTGATCGCTCCGTACAGACCAAGATAAATCCCCATAGAGGACAAAATCTGTCTTGTGAATGACTTGAGTCCGATCAATGCTTTTCCTGTGGATGTCTTAAATCCAAGGAAAGAACCGGAAAGACTACTGATGCTGGTATTTAATCCGGAAATTGCACCGCCAGACCTGTTGGAAAGATTGCCGAGTGCCTGCGTCATCTGAATGATATTCGAAGATACATTTGGCGCTTTTGAAAGCGTCTCAAACAGGTATTTGAGATTGTCAGCAAGCAAAGGTATATTTGTTACCGCACGTCCACTTGCAACGCTTCCAAGCCTTGATATGGCAGTCACAAGGTTACTCATATTGGTCATATCAAAATTCAATGCACCTATCTTGTTCATCTGGCGTACAAAGTTTTGTAACTGCGCAGATAAAGCCGGCAGATTCTTTGTCGCCTGTGTAGATGCCTTGCCACCAATTTTCGACAGTGCCGACACCATGCTTGTGAGTCCGCTTGTATCAACAGCCTTAACACTTGCTATTCCAGATGCAAGATCTCTCACAGCAGAAGATATTCCGTGGATAGAATTTGCATCAACACCAGAAAATTTATTGAGTGCCCGCACCATTGATGTGATTTCCGAAGTTTTACCACCTTTGAATCCGGTAGCCGCATCGGAAATGCTTCTGATTCCGCTTGCAATATTTGAAAGTTTTGCAGTGTCAAACGATATGCTTTCCCGGAGCCTATTCATGCTGTTTACAAGGCTTTCTATGGAATTACTTGCTTTTGCAGAGTCAGCTTTGATTTTTATTTGTAATTCATCAATGTCTGCCATATATGCACCAACTTTCTATGCAAAATAAAAAGACGGTAGGCTGTGACACCTTACCGTCATTGATCTACTCTTTTAATTTTTCTCTTGTAACCGGTCCGCATTTCTTATCTACTGTAATTCCGACTTTTTTCTGGAATGTTCCAATACCGGTCGCCGTATCATTTCCAAGAATACCGTCCACATTACTGTTTCCATTTTTATCTTTTTCATCCAGGCATCCGTGATAAATAAGCTCCGTCTGAAGCCATCTCACATCATCCCCTCTCATGCAAGGGAATTTTTTCTTTAAAATCCTTGCAGGTTCCGGGTATGGGTTTAAATGATCTTTTACATTTTTTCTAGGGTTTCCGCTTGTCACAATCGCTGTATGACCTTTTGTTTTTGTGACAATAACATCTCCGTTGTAAAGAACCATTCCTGCCGCATAACCTCCAATGTCATCAAACATGCCGCTTGCAAGCAATACAGATCTTTCATTTGCTGTAGTGAAATTACCAACATCTTTTCCAGTTGCATGAATAATGCATGCCCGTACCGTTGTGCCGCAATCTGCTTCTGTTTTTACTTTTGAATTAATACCATATTTGACAATTCCAAGCCGGTGTCCCTGACAGTAGCCAATATTATCATTATTGCACGCTGTAATCATTGATTCTGCCAGTTTATCCGCCATATTTTTTGTTTTTGGTCTTAACACATACCATCCTTTTTTATGAACATAAAAGTTTTGCATACTTACTTCTGTTCCTGTCTGATCTCCCGGTCTCCCACCGGTCAATTTCCCATTTTCATCATGTCTTGCAGATCCAATTCTAATTGACATATTTATACCTCCAAGTTCTTTTCTGGTTTTGGATGGCTCAACTCATAGTTTGACTGCATAATTTTGAGCTTTGCCACAAATAGCTCTCTCTGTTTCTTAATTTCTTCTTCCGTCATTTCCGAATCATATTTTCCTTGCTGTTCATTGATTGGTTTTTCAATATACTTTGATTTTGCTTTCCGACCGGCAAGGCAATGTTCTACTGCCACCGATACCGCAGACAATCCATATGTTCCAAACCACATCCACATCTCATTGTCTCTTTGCTTTTTATCTAAGTTGTAAGCATCCGCATAAGGCTGTAAATCAGCCGGGCAGGACGCGTCTATATCATGCACGGTAAATCCATACCCTTTTGTAACTAAAAGCCAGAATGGGCGGATTTCCGCACAATATGTTCCCCATGTAAGTTCTCTCTGTTCTTCTACTTTTTCCTCGGAGTTTTCTTCTCCGCTTCTTTCTGATCTGCTTTGAGCAGTTTTGATAAAAAACCGTTTTCAAGCAGCTCCGCTAAAAGTGCATTGTAAAGTACCTGAACATCTGCATCTTCTCCGTCAAAGTAATCATCCAGCATGGCATATACTTTTCCAAGCTGCTGTTCCTTTTCTCCCTCATTGTCCGGATTGTATCCAAGTTCCTCTTTGTGAAACTTCTGCGCGCCTACAAGGATTAACTCTGGAAGAAATAAAAGGATTTCGTCAACCGCTTCAATATCTTCCATCTGGTCTAATTTTGCTACTTTCTTGATAATTCCGCTTTTCACGGTTGCTTCATATCCAAACTTGATCTGTAATTCTTTCTCGCCAAATTTTAATTTTGTCATATTCTTTCCCTTTCTCCCTCTCATATAGGGAAAGGGCAGTCCGAAGACCGCCCTGTTCTTTTAAATTGTTTCTTCAAGCTCTGGCTCGGTTGTCTGGTTATCGTCAGCCGATCCAACCGAACTATTCGACTGACGTGTTATTCCCCCGGTGTAAAAGCTACAGCGGTGTCCATGCCCTTGTATTCTTCAATGGTAAGGTTCATTTCAACCGTCAAAAGCTCATTCTGACCAATCTCCGGCTGCGGTATCTGCTCCGGTGGCTGCGCAACAACAAAAAACGCGTCGGTAAATCCCGGGATAATAGTTTCAAACCACATTCTTTTCCCGCCGGAAAGCGCCTTATACGCCGTGATAAGTGCTTCCCACTCTTCCTTTGTGGCATCCGTAAGGTTTACCGTGATAGGGAAAGAGCCGCCGGTATCTGCGCGCCCCTTTACATATCTGGTAATAGCATCTTCTAATGCAGATGCGTCAATCTGTTCCGGCTCAATGTTGATACCGCCGATTGCGTTAATTCTCGTAAGCTGTTTAAACGATGTAGGCTTTGTTCCGGCTGTGGTTTCTGTTCCATAGCCAAACGTAATGCCTAACGTAGACAATCCTGCTTCTGCCATTTTTACCTCTCTTTCTACCGCCAAATAATGCGGTTATCGGGCGCATCTTTTTGCACCCGGTGCATAAAAAATAGAGCCTTTCGGCTCTTTTACATCAATCTGTCGTTGGCTCCGATTATCCGCCGGAACCTTGCAACGCTTCTAAATTTTTTTTCACTGTCATTTTTAAACTCCGGCATTGCTGTAATTTGAAATCGCATCTGTTTAAAGGCATCAGCTAAAATAGCCATAATCCCTTTTGCATCGCTCTGCTTTGTGTTTGTAATGACGTCAACCTGTATTGTTTCCTGCACCGCATTTACGGATGTGCCCTCTAAATCTGCCCCACGTTCAAGCCCCGGCATCTCGTGAATGTAAATGGTCGGGAAAACAGGGTCTTTATCAAGGTTTTTTTCAACCGTTGTAAATGCAGTGTCAAAATTCATGCTTTTGTATTTCTTCTGGAGTTTTGGTTTGGCAATCGTTACAACATTAGAAAAAATGTTTGTTTCAAGGTCAAATACCCACTGGTTGCCTGCCATTATTTAACCACCTCATATGTTTTCTTGAAAATATCCGGCTTGCATGGATATAATTCTCCACTCACACCGCGGATAATATAATCTCCTTCAGATGCAGTCATGTCACCCTCTAATGTTTTTATCTTTATAAATACATGAGGTCTACCTTTACCCACTTCCCATGCTGTGTCGAGAATATCATAGATTAATGAACCACCGACAAAAGCTTTTATTTCTTCGAGATTTAATCCAGTCCACTGAATAGCTTCAATTTCTACCGGTTTTTTCCTGTACTTCATTATCCAAACACCTCCTTCGCTGTCTGTGTAACAATCTGCCGCAACTCATTTGCGGTCAGATACATGAATGGTCGGCTTGGCATTCCCTCTGTAAACCACCAATCGCCATTGTCGTCCTGATAAAACCATCCATATCTTCCATCTGAAATCTGATGAATAGTTTTTCCACTTGCATACTGCCACGAAACACCCTCTGGCAGTTTCCCCGGATAATGGCTTTGCTGTCCAACAATTCCGGTTCCAAACTCAACAAATGCGGCATGGTCTGTACCGGCTATTACCGCCCATATCCCGCCGCCCTTAGTGCTTCCTTCATATTCCGCGTGAACACTTGAAATCAGTTCCGATGTAAATATTGCGTCAAGGTCAGCAATTTGCACTCTGGAAATCTCTACGCCCTTTTCCGCGAGCTTTTCTGCCAATAGCTGACATTTATATGTCAAGCTGTTTTGATAGGCTCTAAGCTCTCGTATGGCGTTCTGAACAGACTTTTCAGACAGGCTCATTGTGATTACTTTCTTCCCCATTCAGCACCTACTTCACATTTTTTTGCAATAAAAACAAATCAACCGTCAATCCTTCGTCTGCGACACCTTTTACGATGTAATCAGCCGAATTTTCATCAACGATTGTATTCTCTTCATCTTTGTACCTTACATCTGACCGTTTCCATACCAAAGAGCCGACGTTCAATGGAAGTTTCCCTTTATCCTCGACAATCTGAACAAAGTTTGTTGAATTGTCAACGCCAAACTCTTTTATAAGTGCTTCACTCAACTTATTGCTGATTGAAGAATAAAAAACCACAGGCTTCTCATAACCTGTGGTATACTCTCCGGTTGTTTTCGGTATTTTGTTTCCATCCTCATCAAGGTAATAAATTACATTTCCATCAGAGTCGGTATATGACGAATATTCAATGTTTCCATCCTCATCCGTCACATACACCGGAACCTTGCCGATCTGTAGCGAATAATTCATTTTTTGCTTGTTAATTTCAAGCATTTCACTTCACATCCTTGCCGAACCGCTTCCACAGCTCAGAAAGCTTTTCCCATCCATACATTGCGACAAACGCAACAATAAATCCTGCAATAATAGCTGCCAAGATCATATACCATAAAATTGATGTCTGGATGTACTGCATGTATGCCACAAACGCAGCGACCGTGATTCCGATAGAAAGAACAAATACCAAAATGTCCGTTGGAATCTTAGAAAATACGCCTACACCTTTGATTACCTGTGTTACCACAGACACAACAAATGCCAGCGCACCAATGATTGCCAGAATAATTGTCATATTTGCAATTACAGACTGTATAATATCCATGATTAAACCTCCTTTTCATCATTAAGACGGGTTTCTATCCCGTCAATTCTGTGATGCGCCGATTTCACACTTTCTTCAACCTTTATAATTCTGTTGTCGTGAGAATTTATTTCTTTTCTCATCTCCGAAACTTCATTCTTGATCTCGGTTGTGTTGTTTGAAATGGCATCCAACTTCATGTTAATGCGTGTGTTCTCCCGCACGCGCTCTTCAAGATCCGTGTTGTCTGTCCTTTTGTTGCTCTTCAAGCCCATAAAGACGGAAAAACCAAGCGACAGCACGCTTATAATGATTGCTGTTGATATTTCAATCGTCAAATCATATACCGCCTTTCATTTTTTATGGCACACCGCCCACCACCGCTCAATGTGTGCCGCCTGCTACGTTTTGCCAACATCGACAAAACGTAACGCACAATCTTCTAACCAGATGAAATCCCATACGGTTATAATGCTTTTACAAACGGAAATACTCCCACAAACAAGCTTTCCCTGTCTTTCCAGCTACGGCTTACGCCGTTTTCTGAATAACTTGCCATATAGGCTTCTCCTGCCTGTGAATGGTCGTACACGGATAAATTGACGATTACATCCTCAAACTGTTTCAAGTCTTCGGATATTTTTTCATCCGTGTAGCTTTCCGGGTAATTCCGCTTGCTTACCACTTCATTTCTTGCCTGCTTGATAAGCTGTTCGATGTAAGGGTTATCTTCTTTCTTGTCGAACACAACAACATCAGAAGTAACACCATCTTCATCCGTAACGGTTTCAATATGAAATTGTTTCAGCCTGATTTTTACCTGCTCTAATGTTGTATATTCGTCCATTCTTCCCCACCTACAATCCGAACTGCTCGATCAAAATGCGTTTCAGTTCCGCTCCACTGATTTCTTCTGCACCCTCGATCCCATGTTCAGCGGCAAGTGCCTGTAAATCAGCAGTGCTCATTCTGTTAATCTCTGTCTTGGTGTACCCTCCGGAAGATTTCTCTCCCAGAACAATGTCCGGTATTTCATCTCCTGCTTTGTACCATCTTCCATTGCGTTTTACCGTGTATTCAGCAATCATACCGCACCTCCTACGCAACTTTCATGACAACAACGCTGTCCATGCCCTCAAAAGTAGGCAATCCGATCATTGACACAACGCAATGAGTGTTGATCGGATGATTTGTTGCGTATGTATATACCGAAATGCCGGTTTCTACAATAGAAAGGTTTCCGTCTGTTAAACTTCCGCTTCTCTCTTCCGGTGTCTTTCCAAAGACATAATCTCCAAGGTACACACCGGATGCCTGCGCCGAAATAACTCCTGTAGGAATAAAATATTTGGTAGCACCGTCTGCAGGGTCGATGTAAAGTTTGTCGTAAACTTCAATCTCGATGCCGTATCCTCTAAGATATTCTGTAACCTGCCCCTGCTGTAAGCGAATACCACCATTGTAAGCAGTAATTCCAAGCACCTGTTTCTTTGTGTCCTCCGCCTTAAGGACCATTTCCCATGTTTCTGTATTCATGCTAAAACGTGCAAGGGAATATCCGGTTTTCTTTGCAAACTCACGTTTAATCTCGATAAGGTCGTCAAGTGGCGTTGCTGTTTCGGATGCAGACCATTTATCGTTATCGCTTCCAGAAATATCTTTGTAATGGTCTCTCTTGTGCGATACTCCATTATCGGAAGTATAATCAACATAGTAGCTCTTGCCACCAATTGTTACCTGTACTCTTGGAATACCATCAGATGGTGCTAATAACTGCCAAATCTGGCGTTCCGGCACTACTCTTGCGCCCTCAATCAGCATCATCGGTTTTTTGCTGATTTCTCTAAGCACCTGGTTTGCCATGTTGGAATTTTCTGCCGACTGGTAATTTGCATACTCCTGCTCTTCACGCTCTGTTACCATGTAAGATTCACGGTAGAACGGCATTTCGTTCTGAATGTCAGAAAATCCACCAACGTCTCTTAGCTCTGCCTGTGCATCAAAATTGGATGCCTTTAATGATACCGGAAGACCGTTTTTCCCTTTGATAAATCTAAGTTCAAGGCTGTACTGTTTTCTGGTTCCAAATTTCTGTCTACCTAAGTAAGGCGCAGAACCAAGCGTTTTTTTATAATTATTCCACATAACCCCAAGACTTCTTGCGGTAAATGCTTCTGCTAATGGTAATGCCATTCTCTAATACCTCCATTTCTTAATCAAAAAAAGTGACACGCGGTGTTGCTGCTTTTGCAGTTGCTTCTACGGTCACTCCATTTGCCGTTACCTTTGCGCTGTCAATAGAACCCTGATATACATAAGTTCCAGGCGCATCTCCCATTGTTACGTCAACATCTTCCAGAAGATACCCTTTGCAAGATTCGTCATTGCTTGGGAACGGTGTCCCTGCCTTTGCAATCTTCTTTCCGTTTGCATCGGCACTTGTTACCATTGTCTGCGGAACGATGCACGCCGCACCCTCATAAGGAAAGAATTTTAAAATTCCTTTACTCTGTGTAAAGTCTCTTTCAATTGGTTTTCCCATAATTTACCTCCTATAAAACATAATGGTCTTTGGCTTCTGCATTTTTTGCCGGTTCGCCAAAGCTGATACTTTCGGCATTTTCAACATCTGCCGTTTTTTTATTCTCTCCACCTGCAGTACCGCCGCCCGGATTTTCAGAATTATTTGCGATCTCCTGTTCCTTTGCCTGCGCTGCTGCGGTTTCCTTTTCGGATGTAATCTTTCCAAGAGCGTCATAATCAAGGCTTCCATCATCTTTGACGACAGATTTTGCCTGCTCTGCATTGATTTTTAACTTTTCCATCAATGCTTCGCGCTGGTCTCTAATGGAGTTTTTCTTCTGCATATCTGCAATCTGCTGATTTGCTGTCTCTAACGCCTTGTTTGCTTTTTCAAGTTCCGTGAGGTTTCCTGCTTCCATTTCATCCAGCTTTTTCTGCAACTCATCTGCGCTGTCTGCCTTTGCCTTAAGATCTGCTGCTTTTGCCTGTTCTCTCTGTACGGCACTGCCGTAATCAGCAATGATTTTCTCAACATTTTCCTCACTGATACCCATTGCAATTAACTCTTCTCTTTTCATTGATTACCTCCGATATGTCTTTACGAATTTTTGCGGTGCAACGACACCGAATGACACTGTTGATTTTTACGCTCACAACTTTGCGAATTTTTATAAAATAAAAACAGCCGCCGATTACTCGGTAGCTGTCTTATTTTGCTGTTTATTTAATTGATTTACAATTTCCTGTGCTTTTTGTTCCTGTTCTTCTGCATCATCAATGGTTTTCCATAAAGCATTCATGTATGGCTTAGACTGCAAAAATGTTTTTTCCGAATCGCCCCAGAGTCCAACCGTTTTAATTGCAATAAGAGGATGTATGCCGCACTCTAATAGCTGATATAGCGTTTGCGACTTTGTATACATATTGTCTTGCGGGCTATGATTGATTTGCACATCAAAATCCCTCATTGACAATTTCAAATCCTTGTCCTTAACGCGTATTACATTTAAGACAACTTTTGCAAGTCTCTTCTCTGCCGATTTCACAATTGGGTCTTTTAATTTTGCTCTTGTCTTTGAAAAATCCCATCCAGCCCTTAATGATACTGCTCCTTGTGTATCTCCTCCAGAGTTTTGGGACTCTCTGTTTGGTATTGCTAATATTGCCAAGGCATTGTCCCACAAATCATCTTTTGCCACCTGACACTGGCTCTGATTTAGTTCCTGCGTCATAATCTCAACATCGGCTTTGTTATCCTTGTTATTGGACTTTACCGTCAAAGCATGGCTCATTTTCATCTCTTCAAACGTTTTTGGGTCGATTTCACAGTTCACAAACTTAACCCAGTACTGAACAAACTGCTCAATTCCATCCATTCTGTTTGACTGCATATTGTTTATGGCATCCAAAATACCTATGACAAGCTCAATATCAGAAATTCTCTCATGATTATTTGGAAACTCAACAATAGGTATACTTCCAAATGCGTGCAATTTCCATTCAGAAACTACTCCATTTTGAATTTTGCATGAATAATTGTCTGTATAGCACAGTTTGTACCATCTTCCATCTTCGTCTTTAAGCTCCTGCACCGCAACCACCGGTTCTTCCGTGCTCCGATTATAAATAACACACGTATTCATTGGAGTAGGCGCAACAATTTGAAATGGTATTTCTCCATTTGCAAATCTTACCGCCTTAAAAGATGTTCCGGTTGCTGACTGCCATTCACCAGCTTTAATGTCCTTTTCCTGCTTATTTGCATCTACAAGATAGTCATTCAGCGCATCTACTGCCTTATTGATTACATCGTCATCTTTTCGACTGATAAACTGAATTGGCTCACCGTATGTCTGACCTACCTTGAACTGAACAATCTCATACGCATGATTTTCTACTATTTTGTTTGTAATATCAGCATTTTGCACCTTTACACGGTATAAAACAGGCTGGTCACCTTTGTAATATCGCCAAAGATATTCTATGATGGTTTTGTTGTAATAATAATTACCTATGCAGTCTCCAACCACCTTGACAATATTGTCTGCTGTGATGGTTTCAACATCAGTATATAAAATTTTTCGCCCATAACAGCCTTTAACAAGATCTTGGAGAGATTTATTATTCATAATTGGCTCCTAAATAAACGTCATCCCACTGGATGTTGACCGGATTGGAAGAGATTTTAATTCCGTCTTCCCATTCTCCGGATAAAAAACAACTTTCTTGTGGCATTTTCTACATTCCACAGAAATGTTCATTGTTGAACGCCCATCGTGCGTGGCGACTTTTCTTCCGCACTGCGGACAATATATTGTTTTTGGTATATATACCATAAGGTCCTCTTTTCTTTGCAAAAGAAAAAGCACCGGAGATTTTTCTTCGATGCTTTTTCAAGTTGGGGAGGGTAAATTGTTCAACTATTTGTTGAATTCTTCGATTATAACTATATCATTTTTTCAATATGACATTCTATGACATTTTCAAGTATGTCGCCCCATACTTCTCCTCAAATCTTTTTAATGCAATTCCATGAAGCCTTATTGTCTGCCTCCAGGAGTAATTCATTTCAGTTGCAATAACCTCAAATGTCTTTTTTTCTATGTACTTTGAAAACAACACATTATAGACATTCTCATCTTCCATACTGTCTATCTGGCTGATGATCTTATCTCTTTTGATAATATAATCATCAACCATCGCGTCTATGTTTCTTTCAATTTCATCAATTTTTGCCTGTTTTGTTCCTATCTTGTCAAAATTTGGCGTTGTCATAACTCTTTCTTCGTTTGACACAGCAGATATGCTGCATGCCAGCTCTTTAAGTTGTGCAAGCTCTATTAGCTTATTATTTATCATCCGGTTAAGACGGCTTATCTGTCCTAAATATTCTTTGGTTGTCATATCAATACCTCCGTCCGAAAGAAAATGGGTTTTGAGTTGCTTCTACTCTTGCCATTCTTTTATTTCCGTAAATCATGTCACATAATTGTGCCGTAGAGTCTATCCCGTCATCATGCTTCATTTTCCCTTCAAAAGTAGCAGACAAAATATTTTGAAAATACTTTCTGTACTCTTTTGTTTGATATTTCATGTCCACAAAATGAAGTTTTCGTATGTCTGGAGCATGATTTTTGATTCTATCCATTTTTGCAGTCTGATTGTCTGCCGGATCATGACTTGTGTTAATAGGGTATCCGTCTTTTTCCCATATTTTTTCACAGTCTGTGCGGTATGCTGATGTTGTCTTTGTTTCCTCAAAATGGACTTCTGCTGTCTTATTATTAAATTTATCTAAATGTCTTTCCATTCGTGAAGTAACTTCCGGTATGGTAATTTCCTTATCACCGTCATTGTAGACAACATCAGTAATATAATGTTCTCCGTCAATCTCATAGCAGATAGGCATTGATACAAAATCACCGCCACCATAAGCAGGGTCATTAGCTGCAAATATCCTATCAGGTCTTATTCCTTCAAGTTCTGCCGGATTAAAGAAATTCATAATATCGACATTGAACATCTGACCCTTTCTTTCAATAGGCTCCTGTTGATACTGTGCAAACCATGATGCCATATCGTCATTGTTTTCAAAAGATGCCATACGTCTTTTGTAATCAAGAGTTGTATATCCCAAATGATACGGATAATCAAAATTGCTTTCTCCGTTTTCATTTAGGGCAGGAATAATAACCTCTCTGTGCCGTATGCCTTTGTAT